ATGGCGAAAGAAAAACGCGCCTTCTGGCGAAAATGGGTTTGGAAACATCTGCTGGCAGGAATAACAGTACTGGCAATGAGTAGCGCCGCGGTGGGAAAGGATATCGTCCCCGATGAGGCGCGGACCCGAGATATGATGCGCTGTCAGGATTATCTGCAACTGGATCCGCGCGCCTGGACGCCGATGGTGATTTGGCTGATGAACGATCCTTTTTCACTGGAGCCGCCGGAGTGGACCGACTTCCATGAAGCCGAGCTGGTGCTGACGCCGATCCTCACCGAAATCTGCCGTCAGGAGCCGGATGTCTGGCTCACCTCGCTGCGGGAACGGCTCAATTCTTATCAGCAGGTGCGGTCGCTGAACTAAGCGACCGCGGTAAAACGGCAGAAAAAGTGACTAAATGCGCAGTTAGCGGCCTTCTTCTGCGCAAAGGCTCAGCAGCGGCCCGCTTTTTGCGACAGGGCGTCGCAGGTTTTGCTCGCTAGCGTCGGGTTGGCGCCGGCGCAGATGGCATTCGAGACGGTGCTACCGCCGCCCAGCGGGATCAGCCCGTAAAGCTTCGGCTCGGCGGCCTTCGTCACATAGCAGCGATGGCTGGTTTTGCCGATGGTGACCACAAAGTTGGTTTTCACATCCTGCTGCCTCGCATCGGAAATTGTCACCTGCGAAGCATCGCCATTAAAAGCAAACGCGGCGGCCTCTTTCATTTTCCGTCGTCATGGGTGGTTTAGCTACGCAACCCATTAATAACAGTGCCAGACAGGTACTGATTGATATATCCCGTATTTTCATCATTTCATCCTTTTTGTAAGTCAGCGGGTTATATATAAGAGCGGGGGGAGGAACGCGTTGATTTCGATCAGCTGGCGCAGGCTATGGTTATTTTTCGGAAATTGACCTGTGTTGTTACATTTATCGTGAGTAGTATGAATTCCAGCATTGCAGGAATGAAAGATATTTCAAGACTACGTTGCGTAGTTAGACAGAAGTCAACAGGAGTGCGGCGGTTATGGGCTGCCCGAGATGCTCTGAGCAATATTTTGCTAAGGCAGAATGCTATCTGTTTTAGCGTAAGCGCAAATTTTCCCTGCGTTATAACGGACTTTTTATCCTCTTAATGGGATAGCGACAACACGCTAAGCCATGCGCGCTGCTCAGCGGTTTGTGGTGCCATTTTAAAATTCAGGAACAAAAAAGCCACTCTTTCGAGTGGCTTAATTATATGATTTTAAATCTAAAATTTGGTGGCCCCTGTTGGGTTTGAACCAACGACCAAGCGATTATGAGAACTGTGATAGATAACCTAAAAACAATAAGTTGGCTGAAAAACAATGGGTTATTAAAAATATATAAGGCAATATGGAGCAATATTCCTAAGTTGTTGCGACACTTTTGCGACATTCCACTTAGGCGCTATCATTTGGCAGTGACTGATTGTAGGTTTGAAGAGGTTCAGGCGTTAGCTTCAAAAAATCATATTTGAATATACAAACTGATTTATCTTTTAAAGAAAGTGCGAAAACTTTGTCTGAAATTGTTGCAATGTATCTATAGCTATCATGAGAATCAGTTGTGCATGGCGTGTCCGAACTGATAATGTAAGTCTTTACTCCATTTATTATATTTTGAGCATTGAAAGTCCCTACGCTGTAAAATCCAGAGGGCATGAATGCTAACGTAAATATAGCTAAATTTCTGAACTTTCCAAACTCATGCAATATCATTGTTTTTTCTATTATTAAATAACACGCAACAACAGATGGCACGAAAATAATAAACAGAGGCTTCCAATCTTTTGGCACAACGAATACAGCGATGACTGCTCCTATTAAAGATATGGCAACATTATACCTGTACATCAAAACTGACACGCTTAATCCTTTGTTTTTTAAGGTGTAAATTTGATATCTTTTTAATATTCTGTCAGCTTTTTTAAATATAAAAAAATCTATTAATAAAGAATATGCATAAGATATTAATATTGCTGCTATGATTAATAAAATAGGTATTATTATGCTGAAAAGAATCGACGGTAAAAGATCGTTAATGGCCGAATATTGTAAAACGTTTATATCAAATGCTCTCCAGAAACTCCATGAATAAATTAACCCATTTGCAATGGCATAAGCTGTGAAACTAGTCCAGGATAATGCTTTAACTGTTATAGCCATTATTTATTCCTGTAAGGGGGTTAAATTTAACTGCATCCTCAAGATGGTTGGGGGCGAAGTGTGCATATCTCATTGTCATTTTTATATCGGTGTGCCCCAGTATCTTTTGCAATACGAGGATGTTCCCGCCGTTCATCATAAAGTGGCTGGCGAACGTATGCCGCAAGACATGAGTTAACTGGCCTGGAGGAAGCTCTATCCCTGCGCGATTTAGGGCATTTCTAAAGGCGTAGTAGCACGAGGTAAATAGCGCGCCATTCTTTTTGGGAAGTTCCCCCATTAGCTCGGCCGATATGGGTATTGTTCGATTCTTTTTACCCTTAGTCTTGATATAAGTGATCTTCCCCGAGGAAACCTGAGAACGCTTTAGGCTTTCTGCTTCACTCCATCTCGCTCCAGTTGCCAGGCAAATTTTAACGATTATCTCCAGGTCTTCAGCAGAACTGTTGCGGCACTCTTTTAACAGCGATTCAATCTGCTCAGCTGTGAGATATGACATCTCGCTTTCTTCAGTGCGAAATTGCCTGACATTTTCTAGGGGGTTGGGTGGAGCCCACTCACCTAATCGTTTAAGTTCATTAAAGACAGCTAAAAAGTAAGCGTGTTCAAGGTTCATCGTCCGTGGCGATACCTGGCTAATTCTCTTTGTGCGAGCGAAATGCCCTTCAAGCCTTTTTGCCCGGTATGCGGTAAATAGCTGGGCGCTAAATTCGCTAGCAAGTGGGGAGCCCATGCACTCCGCCGCCCATAGCATGGATTTCTTTCTTTTCTCGCCATCTTTTAGGGTAATTCCGTGACGGTCAAACCAAAGGTGAACGAGGTCGGAAAGACGACGGTGATCTTTGCCATCACCTAGCCAGGGGGAGTCATCAACCTTTTGCATTGTGAAGTTTTCGAATGCAAGAGCTTCTCCTTTAGTAGAGAATTTTTTACGGACTCTTTTACCCTGCTTACCATCGCTACGATTGACTGTATAAAAGTCAGCGACCCATTGCCCATCACTTAATTTTCGAACGGTCATAACTAATCATCCGCTGATTATTGTTAGCACCACACGCCCGATAACGCTTATGTCATCAATCGAACAGTCAAAAGCCGCGCCAGCGCCGCTAACACGAACTTTCTTTACTGGGATCCGGGTCAGTGTCCTTACGCTTGTTTTACCTTCAATATCGACAAGCCATTCACCATCAAACACCTCTGAAAACTCCCTCTCGATAACATACGTTGTCGAGCTTTCAATGATACACAGAGGTTTCGTTGGTACTGCTTTTCCTGGCAAAAATGTAGCTTTATCCAACATAAGAACCCCTGAGTCATAAAGCTGACCATCGACAATTTTTTGTCTGGAAATTCTCAGAATATCGAGGTCTTCGCCGTCAAACTTTGGCCCATTCCCGGTAACCAGCCACTCAAGCGTAGCGCCCGTCTCAGCCATGCAGCGAACCACGATATCTGCTGGGAAAAAGTCCCTCTTATATCGATTAGCAAGGCTACTACTCGCTATCCCTAGGTGTTCTGCAAGAGCGACTTTAGTTCTGAATCCATACGCCTCAATGACGCGATCTAAGGTGTCATTTCCGCCTTGTGAAAAATCAATTTGTAGCTTCATGAAAACTTATCCTTGCAAGTTTTCGTGGAGTGATATTAAACTCCGCTTTGTAGGTTTAAAGAAACATTGCCCATTATTGCCCTGTATTGCCGTACAGGTTAACCAGCGGAGTTTGCCTTATGCGACCAAACATTACAATCGTCATCCCTGAGCCTTACCTGCCACTTGATGAGTATTGCCGCCGTACTGGCACTAACAAAGAAACAGCTAAGAACCTGATTGAATACGGAAAACTACCAATCAAGCCAAAGGGTAAACAGACTAAGGGCCTGGTTGAAGTGAACATGGCTGCTCTGACTATTCAAGCTCTGAGTGAATGCGAAATTTCACTTAACGTGTAAATCATCATAGTGATTAGAGGGAGCCTAAACATGTTAGATTTTCGCGTTTCGTCACATGCACACTTTGATGATGCATGCAGAAAATTCGCGGCGACGCATAACGTGAAAGAGCTGGCGGATAAAGCCGGTATCAAGCCGCATACGCTTTACAACAAACTCAACCCGGAACAGCCGCACCAGTTAACTCCGCGCGAAATCTGGACGCTGACAGACCTGACCGAAGACTCGACCCTTGTCGATGGTTTTCTGGCGCAGATCCATTGTCTGCCATGCGTGCCGGTCAACGAACTGGCAAAAGAGAAGCTGCAATCCTACGTCATGCGCGCTATGAGTGAACTCGGCGAACTGGCGAGCGGTGCCGTTTCAGGCGACCGCCTTACCCCGGCCCGTAAGCAAAACATGATTGCGAGCGTAAACGCGGGTATTCGCATGCTGTCGCTGTCGGCAATGGCGTTGCAGGCCCGGCTCCAGGCTAACCCGGCAATGACGAGTGTCGTTGATACCGTCAGCGGCATCGGCGCGTCATTCGGTTTGATTTGAGGTGCTTATGTTGACTAACGAACCGTCATTCGCCTCTCTGCTCAAAAAACGTAGCCCATCTATGCACTACGGGCACGGCTGGATAATGGGTAGCGACGGCCAGCGCTGGCACCCTTGCAGCTCTCAGTCCGAATTGTTGAACGGCTTAACAGCAAAAAAAGCCTCTGCGGTTAAGCGGCTTTTAAATGCATTAATGGGGACAAAATGAACGAAAGAATTTCAGCTCATGACACCCAGGCGAGCAAGCTTTTTAGCAATGCTGATTGTTCTACTGAGCAACCGAAGACCATGACCGGCGAAGAGTGTTTAGCACGGTTTCATCAAAAACTGAAGGCAACAGAAAATAAGGCGCTGCGTAATTTCAATAAGCTTGATGAAGATTTTAAGTTTGTGGTTTTAACGCTTGCTAACCGAAATAATCCGGGCGCGTTTCGCTCTGATGAAGTCGGTAAGCCATATGAGTATTTTGATATGGATCGCCGCAAACTGATTATTGCGTCAATGAATAAAATTTCCCGTTGGGGTGGGATTTTGCCTCGGCATATTTCCATCCATGAATGCTTTTTAGCTAATTAAATAAACCCGCAATTAATGGCGTAAACCCGCCGGGCTTCTTATTGCCCGAAATCAGGAGATTAAGAATGCACAAGCAATCTTCAGTACCTAAAGAAAATACCGACCTGCTTCTTGAGGTTATCGGTGTTGCAAAACGTGAAGAGCGAAAAGGTCGCGCTCTTGCTGTTTCCATCCGCCTAGAGGCGCTGGCAACCCACATCGCTAACAAAGGTATGAGCGCGATAGAAGCGGCTGAACTGCTGCGCCGGGAGGCCACCCGCTACGAAAACGAATCTCAGGAGCTGCACTAATGGCAGACGCAATGGATATCGCGCAAGAGCGCGAACAAGCAGAACGTGAGCGCCTTATCAACAACGCGCGCAGCCGTATCGCTGCGCCATCTCGTTTTACATGCGAGGTATGTGACGCACCAATCCCGGAAGCTCGCCGCATTGCGATTGCGGGCGTGGCCTTTTGCGTGACCTGTCAGCAAATCGCCGAGCTTAAATCAAAACATTACAGGGGCGTATAAATGGGTATTCGTATCGAAGTCGGCGAAAAGTGGGTTATTACCAGCGACCAATATCAATTCATCCTGAATGAAAAGAAAGTCGTAAAGACAGGCAATAAAGCTGGCGAGGAATGGCTCGGCACTATCGGCTATTACCCAAAAATTAATCAGCTTATTTCCGGTCTGATTCATCACCATATCCATAACTCCGCGATTACCTCGATTGAGTCTATGGTTGCGGAGATTGAACGCATCGGTGAGTTATGCAGTAAAGCATTTGGTGTCATAAAGCCAAGCGAAAAAATTGGCGGTTGCGAGTGGGTGTCATGGAATGAATTAAGCGCGCGCGGTCTCATCGTTCGTATCAATAAAGAGATTTTACACCCTATCGGGCTGGCGGTATTTCGTGACCCCAAAATAGGAATATCTCAGGGGGCTTTAGTTTCTCCTGATGGTGTGTGGGAATATGACCAGTCCGTTTCAGTGAAGGGGTGAGCGTGGGGATTTCTTACGCTTATCCGTGGAACGCTCCACGGTCGGCAATATCCAGCCCATACCTTACCTATGATGAAGAGTATCGCCGCGATCGAATGATTGCGGCTTTGCTGCATGCGCGTAAAGCCCTCTCTCTCCAGCCTGAGTGTGTGCGTTTTGACGTTTATCGCACCGCTGCGGTGCTGGAGCAAAATCAGGGCAGTCAACGAGCCAATGCCTTTTTAATCAGCTTCTGCAAAAAGGCATTGCCACGTCTGGAACTGGTCGCAAAAAAATATGAGTGCGCGGGTATCAATAGCAACGTATCAGCCGCTGTTTTTAGTGGTCATTTTGATACCCGGCTTATGCAATATCTGGCATCCCGCATGGTCAATATGGTCGCCAGATATAACCGCATCCCGGATATGTCGCGCGCCGATATTGACCTGCTGGCCGGTGATATCGCTAATTTCATTCGTTCGGAGCTGGCAAATATTGATGATTCAGGTTTTGGTGAGCTCAAAACGCTATACACCTGGTACATGCACGCTGGTTTTATTTCTCTGCAATTCAATGTCACCCCTCCCCATTGGGATCGCGTGACAAATAAATACTTCAACAAAGATGATATCGCCCCCGCAGTAATCCGTATGTTTACTGAGTCATGGTGGCGTAGTCGTCTGCGTCGTGTCGCGTCGGCATGGCGCGAACATCTACAAATTGCAGTCGGCAACGTCAGCAAGAAACGACACGCCTACGCGAGTAAAAACTGCGTGACTGACTGGCGCGAGCAGAAGCGCCGCACGCGTGAGTTTCTGAAGGGCTTAGAGCTCGAAGGCGAGGACGGCAACCGAATCAGCTTGATTGAAAAGTATGACGGTTCGGTCGCTAACCCTGCGATACGCCGCTGTGAGCTTATGACCCGCATCCGTGGGTTTGAAAATATCTGCAATGAACTCGGTTATGTCGGGGAGTTTTACACCCTGACCGCGCCGTCTAAATACCACGCCACCACAAAAGCGGGCTACCGTAACAGCAAATGGAACGGAGCCAGCCCGGCAGATACACAAAGCTATCTTACTGGCTTATGGGCGCGTATCCGCGCGAAGCTGTACCGTGAAGAGATTCGTATTTTCGGGATCCGCGTAGCAGAACCCCACCACGACGGAACCCCTCACTGGCACATGCTTATGTTCATGCTGCCGGAAGATGTCGAGCGCGTGCGCCACATTATCCGTGATTACGCGTGGGAGGAAGACCGCCACGAACTGAGAAGCGATAAAGCCAAAAAAGCCCGCTTTCATGCTGAGGCCATCGACCCGGAAAAGGGCAGCGCTACCGGCTATGTCGCTAAATACATTTCCAAAAATATCGACGGCTATGCACTCGATGGTGAAACAGATGACGAAAGCGGTGAGCTGCTGAAAGAGACTGCCCCCGCCGTATCAGCATGGGCGGCGCGCTGGCACATCCGTCAATTCCAGTTTATCGGCGGTGCGCCGGTGACGGTCTACCGTGAATTGCGTCGTCTCGCTGATACCGAGACAGCGCACGGCCTGAGCGTTGAGTTTGCCGCCGTTCATGATGCCGCCGACGCCGGTGATTGGGCTGGTTACGTTAATGCGCAAGGTGGCCCGTTTGTCCGTCGTGATGATTTGCAGGTGCGCACGCTGTATGAACCGCGCGCCGAGTTTAACCAATATGGTGAGGAAACCGTCTGCATCCGTGGCGTATACGATTCCGCCGTAGGCGTAGACACCCCGATTTTAACCCGGCTAACGCAGTGGAAAATTGTGCCGAAGCGTGCCGTTGATTTGGCCGTTGACGTTAAGGGCGCTCCTGCGCCCTCTCGGAGTTCTGTCAATAACTGTACGGGAGGCGAAAGCGATCCGCCGGAGCTGGATTTATCCAAACCGTTAAGTCGAAGCGAAAGGCGGAAGCTAACAGCCAGACTCAGGGACAAAAAACGGGTCACCAGGCGTGATTTTATCCACGGAAGGGATAAACAAAGTGCAGCTATTGACAGAACAATAGACGAGATTCAGCTCACTACCGGCGAAACCATCAGCCGGGGTGAGGCCCTGCACCTGATGGCCGGTGGCAAAAGTTGCATAAACGGTAAGTGGTTACGTGGAACATCGAAGGGAGACATATTTTCTGCATCGCCATCCTACCAAGAAAAAACTAGAAAAATCCTTAATCGTGTCGCGACGTTAGTGAGTTCTTGCGGTAGACGGTGTCGTTAATGTTCATCTTTATCATGTACATACAATGTTTTTCTGTTTTTTTTCCCTTCCTCCTTTTATCGATACATGGTACTGTGTTTTTATACAGTATTTATGGTGGAGGTTATGTGGATAGAGAGTTAAGTGAGTACGTTATGATTGAGCGGGTCGAGATGATTGCGCGTTTGACGACGGAAGGTACTTGTCAGGAAAGAGACCGTGAAATTGCGTTAAATTTGATTGCGGAGATAGCAAGAGGTAATCTAATGAAAAATAATAATTTTTCTGTTGTTTTCTACGCACCGCCCATTGATGAACGCTTTGCAAGGGGGGGGAAAGTGAAAGTTAACATCACGTTAGATAAAGGCCAGCAAATAGGCCAGCCGATTATTGATGCGTTCCGGTGTGAGTTAACCAGGAGGATACAATCTGTTTTTCCGTCAACGTCTGTTATCGTTAAAAAGGGATCTGTTGCCGGTGTCGAGCTAGTGGGGTTCGATAAAGATTCTGACCGTGAAGCGCTGGATACTATCCTTCGAGAGGTTTGGGAAGATGAGAGCTGGCGCTAGCCCCTAAAAAAGGTGCAAAACCAAACCCCATGATTGATAACATAAGGCTTTTTATGGGGATTCTAAAAAAAATGTCATGGATGCTTTAATTGCAATACTTTCTCTAGTTATATTTCTGGACTTTATCACTGGGTTTATTGAATCACTCATCAGTGAGGATGCCCAACCGCAAGAAATCGAGCCTCGCTTATCTTGGGGAGGATGGTGCTTTTAGCGGTTGGTTATACTCTTTACACGGCAGACCACACTTCGACAGTAAGTAAGAGCACAACCTGAACCTGGTTAGCTAAACCAAATGAGTTTGAAATACGCTGATTTAATCCTTGAGGATTATCGCGGAAGTTCTCAAGAAAAATATCACTAATGCCACCATCTTATAAAGTTGAAGTTATATAGCGCGGTGGTGGCGAAAAAATATAGGATTGATACTTTAATTATTCTTAAAGAACAGGGTCGCTATATAAGTCTGATTTTACTATCGGGGCAGTAATTCCATATTTATTTTTTATCTCTTCAACTAATTCATAAAACCAATTGGGTGCGCTTGGACAGATGCGAATGCTTTTTATTAATACATCTAGATTAACTTCTGCTTGTTTTCCAGTACATTCATTAATTAAAGGTGTGTCAGCATCATCATTTCCTGTTGGGTGCTCCTGAAACAAAATGCGAGCTTCTTTTTCATGTTCGAATGATTTTCTTTTAAAGAGATACGGATAAAAGACGTTGTCTACGGGTATATAATCTTCTTGGTAGTTTATGTACTCAACTAACCCGATGTATGCGTGACCAGATACGCTTGAGGCTAGTCGCTCATAAGTAGTTTCAATGGCGATGGCTTCCTCAGTTCGGGCATAAAGGTCCCACATCGCAGCAGACTCGAACTCATTAATGTGCCAGCAACTGATGTATGTCCATTGGCGCGTCCATTTAATGTGTTCATAAAGCCTATTTGCAATACTTGCTCTATGTTCTGGAGGGATGCTTGCAAATATTAGGTCATCTGCCTCTCTATTTTTTATAGGGTAAGTACCCTCATATGGGTCTCTGAACTTATCGGCGCGACAATAGAATAACTTCCCCGAAGATATAAGTGAGACGAACTTAGTAAAATCCATGTATTTCCATACAGTGATTTTGTTCGATTCTGGTTGTTTAAAGCATGGGTGGTCAGTTTGAGCTGGCATAGCAAGGGATCTCATTAAGTCGATAAAAGAATAGTTCTTTGTCAATCATCTATTGTTTACCTCGTTTTTTACTATCCTTGCAATAGCTCGTATGTGCATCTTGGCAATTTATGGGCAATATTTATCTCACTGACTTGATGCATGCAACAGTTGCATGAATTTGCATGCGTCAGGATCACCTGCTTTTGCCGAGTATCGCCAGTGCTGACAAGTGCTGGTGTGTCCATGCAACTGCATTAAAACCGACACACGAAGCGTGCAGGCGAGGCGGGGAAAGCACTGCGCGCCAGCGTACTTTTGCGCATTTATTTTCGCAGCCTGAGCGCGTCGCTGTGCCGCGCGGGTTTGCGAGGGGGTCGGTGGGTGGTGCGAGGGTGCCTGAGGGCGTGGCGGGCTTCTGAGGCGGTCAGGCGTGGGGGTAAGAAAAAGCCGCCCGGAGGCGGCGGAAATCAGTCACTTTCGGTGTCGAGGGTGTAACTTTTGAACCGGATCACCTCCTGACCAGCCCACGCGTTGACCTCGCGCATCCGATCTTGTAGCGGGATGAGCTCGTTACGGACAAACACCTTTGCCACCTTCTCGATATCGCCGAGCGAACCGACGTTTTCCGGCTTGCCGCCCATCAGCTGGAACGGGATGCGGTGAGCGTCGAGCAGGTCGGCGGCGCTGACTTTTTTGATATTGAAGAAATCGTCTTTCGTTGCCACCTCACTGAGCGGCACAATTTTAATGCCGTCTGGTTTTCCGTGCGGTGCGTAGAAAAACAGATTTTTGAAGTTGCCGAGCCCCTTCGAACTGCGCATCGCATCGCGCAAAGCCTCAACATCGGTACCGCTTTGCGCGGCGTCCGTCACATACATGATGTAACCCGCATGCGCCCCGTTCTGGTAATACTTGCGACGGAACAGCGTCGCCGCTTCATTCAGCCAGGCGGAGTTTAGCGCGCTGAGATATTCCGGCATGCCGTACAACTCCTGGTTGATGTCTGGCTCCAGCAGGTGGAATACGGATCCCGGCGCGAACGGGTGCGGCTGGTCAAATGACGGCACCCACCAGTAGACATCATCTTCAATACCACGCCGCGTGTATTTAGCCGGTGACGCTTCCAGCTTCAGCGGGCGACCGGTGACACTCTTTCGGAGCTCTAAAAACGCGTTGCCAAACACCAGAAAATCAAGCGCGAAGCGGCTGAAGTCCTGTTGTGACAGTAGCGGGTGCGGAATAAACGTTGAGGCCAGAATGTTGCGCTTAACGTAAATCGGCGAGCTGTGATGAACGGCGGCGCGCAGGCTTTTCGCCAGCCCGTTAAAGCTGACCGGCGGTTCGAACCAGCGGCCATTATTGACGCATTCCACGTAATCCAGAATATCGCGGCGGTCGAGCACGGCGCTCGGTTCACCAAAGGTAAACGCCTCCATTTTTTGGGGCGCGCTGTCTTTCATGTTGCGCGGGCGCTTTTGTGGCTGTGGCTTGCGGCCTTTGTATTTACTCATCAGTTGAACTCCAGAATGGATGATGTTACCTGGCCGCTGCCAGCGGTAAGCGGTTCGTTTAACAGCGCGTGCATGGTCGCCCAGGCGACGTCCGCGTGACTGGCTTCCTCGGTGCGGCTGGCCTCATAGGTGGCGCTGCGCCCGCTGCTGGTCATGGTCTTACGGATTGCCATAAACGAGGTGGTGATGTCGGTGGCGCTGACGTCATATTCGAGACAGCCACGGCGGATAACGTCTTTTGCTTTCAGCACCATTGCGGTTTTCATTTCCGGCGTGTAGCGGATATCGCGGGCGGCGGGATAAAACGAGCGAACCAGCTGGAAGACGCCAATACCGAGGCCGGTCGCATCGATACCGATGTACTCGACGTTGTATTTTTCGGTGAGCTGGCGGATGGATTCGGCCTGAGTCGCGAAGTCCATGCCTTTCCACTGATGGCGCTCCAGAATGCGAAATTTGCCCCCGGCGACAACCGGCGGTGCGAGCACCACACACCCGGCGCTGTCGCCGCTGTGCGAAGGGTCGTATCCCACCCAGACCGGGCGGGAGCCGAACGGGTTGTCGGCGAACGGCGCAAAGTCTTCCCACTCTTCCAGACTGTCGACCATGCAGCGTTGCAAATCCTCGAACGGGAACACCGACGCCTTGTCGTCAACGAACTCGCACATAAACAGATTGCGGAAGTCGTCGACGCTGTTTTCGCGCTTGAGTTGCTCCAGATTGAACAGCGTACAGCCCCCGGCGAGCGCATCCTCAATGGTGACAATCTGCCGCCACTGACCGTCAGGACACGCCACGCCAGCGGCGAGCGCGTCATGACTGATATCGATGTCAACCCGCTCGCTGGCGCTGGCGCGGCCCCGGTTGAATAATTCCCCCGACCAGAACGGGTAAGCGCCGTGTGCCAGGGTGGAAGGTGTCGAAAAGTAGGTGCTGCGCAGGTGGCTTTGTGAGGCCATGCCCGACGACACTTTGCGTAGTTTCTGGAAGTTGGGGATCCAGAAAATTTCGTCAACATACAGGTCGCCGTTGTGGCTCTGCGCGGTGTTTGAGTTGGTGCCGAGAAAAATCAGCTTTGCGCCGTTGTTGCCGATGACAATCGGGTCGCCGGTCAGGTCGACATCGACCAGGCGCGCAAACTGGATGATGTACTCGCGGAATACATACGCCTGCGTTTTACTCGCCGACAGAAAAATTTGGTTATGGCCGGTTTTCAGCGCGTGCAGCAGCGCCTCGCGGGAAAAGTAGAACGTCGCCCCAATCTGGCGTGATTTCAGAATGTCGCGAATGCGGTACTCAAGCCCCGCGCGGTGCCAGCGGAGCTGATACTCGAAAGACTCCGCGAAAAAAATCTCTTCCAGTTTCTCGATAGCCTCGTCGCTGAAAAAGTTCTTTGTCGGCTTTTTGCGGTCGCCTTTGTTGCGGTTGGCCACATTGGGATTAAGGTCAACCTCATTTCCGGTCTGGCCATAGCGATTAATGCGCGCAAAGCGCTCCATCTGTCGCGCCAGAAAATCCGCCACCTTGAAATCGTGGGGTGTCAGGTTGGGCTTTGCGTAGAGCTGAATCAGCCGGGCCTCCAGGGTACTTTCGACCCGGTTCAGCGGTGCGGTTTCCTCCCACTGGTCGCGCTGTTTCCAGCTCTGCACCGTCGGGCGTTTGGTCTGCAACATGTCGGCAATCTGCGGCACGGAAAACCCCTGCCAGTACAGCAAAGCCGCCTGGCGTCGCGGGTCGTTTAATAAAGTGGTGTCGGTGGTGATGGTCATGGATGCCTCGCCGTGATTGATACAGGGCAAGGCTAAAGAAACGGGTGATGCGAATCGCTAAGGTGCTGTTGTGTGAGGGATAAGCCATCCGGGATTGATAGCGGGTGGGCGGCGACGTCGGGAAACTAACCCCGACCCGTTAACCCGATATCAGGACTCCTGACAATGGCAAAAAAAGTTTCAAAATGGTTTCGCATCGGCGTCGAAGGCGATACCTGTGACGGCCGCGTTATCAGCGCGACGGATATTCAGGAAATGGCAGAGACCTTTGACCCCCGCGTCTATGGTTGCCGCATTAACCTCGAACACCTGAAAGGCATCCTGCCGGATGGCCCGTTCAGCCGTTACGGCGATGTGGTTGAGCTGAAGTCTGAAAAGATTGACGACGATTCGGTACTGAAAGGCAAGCTGGCGCTGTTCGCCAAAATCACCCCGACCGATGACCTGATCGCAATGAATAAAAAATTGCAGAAGGTCTACACCTCAATGGAAATTCAGCCGAATTTCGCCAATAGCGGTAAATGCTACCTGGTAGGCCTCGCCGTGACCGATGACCCGGCCAGCCTCGGCACCGAATACCTCGAATTTTGCCGGGGTGCCAAATTTAACCCCCTCAACCGCTTCAAAGCCGAGCCGGGCAACCTGATTTCCGTTGCCACCCTCGCCGAGCTGGAGTTTGAAGACCAGGCGGAAAATGTCTTTACCGCCCTGAGCGACAAAGTGAAAGCGATCTTCAGCCGCAAACAGGCCAGCGATGACGCTCGTTTTCAGGATGTGCATGAGGCCGTGACGACCGTCAGTGAGCATGTGCAGGAAAACCTCACCGCCACTGAACAGCGTCTTGCCACGCTGGAAAATGCCTTTGCGACCCTGAAAAAGGACGTCACCACGAAGGCCGACCAGACCAGCCAGGCATTCAGCCAGTTAAAAACGTCGCTGGATAAAACCGAAAGCACCACGCAGCCACGCCGCAAGCTCTCCACCGGTGGCGGTGGCGATGAGCTGCTGACCGACTGCTAAACGGTCGTGAATTTATCGCCGGGCGACAGGCTTGCCCGGTCAGACAACCCGATTTAACCCAACAGGAAAGACTATGCGTCAGGAAACCCGTTTTAAATTCAATGCCTACCTGTCCCGCGTTGCCGAGCTGAACGGCATCGACCCGGACGATGTGAGTAAAAAATTCTCCGTCGAGCCGTCCGTCACGCAAACCATGATGAACACCGTGCAGATGTCCTCGGCCTTTTTGCAGAAAATTAATATCGTGCCGGTGGATGAGCTGAAGGGTGAAAAAATTGGCGTCGGCGTCAATGGCACCATCGCCAGCACCACGGACACCAACAGCGGCAAGGAGCGTAAAACCGCCGACTTTACCGCGCTGGAGTCCAACAAGTACGAGTGCGATCAGGTCAACTTTGACTTCCACTTTAAATATAAAAAGCTGGATTTGTGGGCGCGCTTCCAGGACTTCCAGCGCCGTATTCGCGATGCCATCATCCAGCGGCAGGCGCTCGATTTCATCATGGCCGGGTTCAACGGCGTTGAGCGCGCCGAAACCTCTGACCGTGCCACTCATCCGATGTTGCAGGATGTCGCCGTAGGCTGGCCGCAGAAATACCGCAATGAAGCGCCGACCCGCGTGATGAGCAAAATCGTCGACGAGGAAGGAAACGTCGTTTCCGCTGTTATCCGCGTGGGTAAAAACGGCGATTACGTTAACCTCGATGCGCTGGTCATGGATGCCACCGACAACCTGATTGACGAGATTTATCAGGAAGATTCGGAGCTCGTCGCAATTGTGGGCCGTAAGCTGCTGGCCGACAAATATTTCCCGATCGTCAACAAAGACCAACCCAACAGCGAAGCGCTCGCGGCTGACATCATCATCAGCCAGAAACGCATCGGCAACCTGCCCGCCGTCCGTGTGCCTTACTTCCCGGCGAACGCGATTATGGTGACGCGTCTCGATAACCTGTCCATTTATTTTATGGATGAAAGTCACCGCCGCTCCATCATCGAAAACCCGAAACTCGACCAGGTGGAAAACTACGAATCGATGAACATCGATTACGTGGTCGAAACCTACGCCGCCGGGTGCTTCATTGAAAATATCAAGCTGGGCGATTTCTCTGCCGCACAACCGGAGGGCTAACCGATGACGAGCCCCGCACAGCGTCACATGATGCGGGTCTCGGCCATTGAAACCGCGCAGCGGGAAAACAACCCGCTGCGGCATGCCACTGCCTACGAGCAGATGCTGGTTAAGCTGGCCGCAGACCAACGCACGTTAAAAGCCATCTTTGGTAAAGAGCTGAAAGCCACGAAAAAGCGCGAGCTGCTGCCGTTCTATCTGCCGTGGGTCAGTGGCGTGCTGGAACAGGGCAAAGGTGCGCAGGATGACATCGTGATGACCGTCATGCTGTGGCGTCTCGATGTCGGCGATATCGGCGGCGCGATGGATATTGCCCGCTACGCGTTTAAGTACAGTCTGACCATGCCAGGCAAACACCGCCGCCCGCCGCAGTACATGTTTACCGAAGAGGTGGCGCTCGCCGCCATGCGCGCCCATGCCGCCGGTGAACCGGTCGTCATCAGCCAGCTGCTCGACACGCTGGCGCTGACCGCCGCCGCCGATATGCCTGATGAAGTGCGCGCAAAACTGCACAAAATCACCGGCCAGGTGTTGCGGGATAACAAACAGCCAGCCGACGCGCTGGCCCACCTCAAGCGAGCGATGCAGCTCGATTGTCAGGCAGGCGTCAAAAAAGACATTGAACGGCTTGAGCGTGAGCTGAAGCCCAAACCGGCAACGGTCATTAAAGCCCCGGCAAGAGCGCCGCGCGCCGTGAAAAACACGGTACCGGCTAAACGTGGGCGACCGAAAAAGAACCCCGGTTAACAGAATGCGCCCCGCGCCAGGGCGGCACGCCGGTCGATGAGGGTGATTTACCCGACCTGAGACCGGCGTCCACCGCCCACCTATTCAGAGGTAGTCATGACGACGCTGATTATTAAAAAGAACGATGAGCCGCAGCCGGGTGACGTGGTGGTCATCCCGCCGCCTGCCAGCGATGAGCCGGTGATAAAAAATACGTTTTTCTTTCCTGATATCGACCCGAAACGTGTGCGTGAAGGGATGCGCCTTGAGCAGACCGTCGCCCCGGCCCGGCTGCGTGAGGCCATCAAAACCGGCATCGCCGAAACCAATGCAGAGCTTTTTTTGTGGCGGGAACAGCAGATTGCCGGGGGTTTTAGCAAGCTGGCCGACGTGCCGGCTGACGATCTCGACGGCGAGAGCGTGCGCGTTTTCTACTACCTGCGCGCCGTCACCTCAATGGCAACCGCCACGCTCTATGAGCGTTATCGCGGTGTGGATGCCAGCGCCAAAGGCGACAAGAAAGCCGACAGTATCGATACCACTGTCGACGAGTTATGGCGGGACATGCGCTGGGCGGTATCACGCGTCCAGGACAAACCCCGCTGCATCGTGAGCCAAATCTGATGCAGACCATCGCGCAACAGGGCGACACGCTCGACATGATTTGCGCCCGGTATTACGGGCGCACTGAGGGGGTATTCGAGTCGGTGCTCGCCGCAAATCCGGGGCTGGCCGAGCTCGGCGCAGTGCTGCCACATGGCACGGTGGTCGAACTGCCCGACGTCCAGTCATCCCCCGTAACTGAAACAATTAATCTTTGGGAGTAAACACATGACGGAAGGTGAAAAAAGCGTCCTGTCACTCTTTGTGATCGGCGTGCTGATTGTCGTCGGGAAAGTGCTGGCCGGTGGCGAGCCCATCACCGCCCGGCTTTTTATTGGCCGTATGCTGCTGGGCGGCTTTGTCTCGATGGTGGCCGGGGTGGCGCTGGTTCAGTTTCCCGACCTGCCGCCTGCTGCCGTGTGCGGATTTGGCTCCATGCTGGGTATCGCCGGTTATCAGGCGGTGGAAATTGCGATTCAGCGCAGGATTAAAAAAGGTGAAAGCGATGGCGGTCATTAAGACACACCCCAACGTCGCGGCATTCCTCGACACGCTGGCGTTTTCAGAGGGTACAGCGACGCACCCGCTGACGAAAAATAACGGGTACGATGTCATTGTCACCGGCTTCGATGGCAGGCCGGAGATTTTTACCGACTATCGCGATCACCCGTTTGCCGGTGGGCGCCCGGCGAAGGTCTTCAATCGTCGCGGGGAAAAATCCACGGCATCCGGGCGTTACCAGCAGCTTTACCTGTTCTGGCCGCATTACAAAAAGCAGCTCGCTTTGCCGGATTTCAGCCCGGCATCACAGGACAGACTCGCCATTCAGCTGATTCGTGAGCGCGGCGCGCTGGAAGACTTGCAGCAGGGACGCATCGAGCGCGCGATTTCCCGCTGTCGCAATATCTGGGCTTCATTGCCGGGGGCCGGGTACGGTCAGCGCGAGCACAGCCTCGACAGGCTGGTCGCAGTGTGGCGCAAGGCCGGAGGGGGATCCGCATGAAAATAGTCATTATCCTGCTGGCGCTGGCCTGTGCGGGTCTGCTGTGGATGCGACACGATAACAGCAATTTGCGCGCCTCTTTTGAACGTGCGAACCGGGTCGCCGGTGAACGCAAAGCGACAATCACCATGCTGAAAAATCAGCTCAACGTTGCCGCAGAGCAGTCGCAGCGCAAAGAGCTGGCGCAGGTTGCCATGAGGGACAAGCTCACCGCCGCTAACCTGCTGGCCTTCAGGCGTGAACAAACTATCACGAGGTTACTCAATGAAAATGACGCGTTTCGCCGCTGGTATCGCGCTGATTTACCTGATGCTGTGCGCCGGTTGCACCAGCGCGCCGCCTGCACCAACGCCGCCGCCGGTGATTGTTTACAACGCCTGCCCGAAGGTCAGCCCCTGCCCGATGCCGGGCAGCGACCCGCTGACTAATGGCGACCTGAGTGCGGATATACGCCAGCTCGAAAACGCCCTGAAAAGCTGCGCAATCCAGGTCGATACGGTTAAACAATGCCAGGATGAAATCGATGCAAAAGCCCAACAGTCTGCGAAAAGCCTTAACTGATGCGGTGCCGGTACTGCGTACCAACCCCGATATGCTTTGCCTTCGCCTGGACGATGGCAACAATACGGCGACGCTGGCGCGCTCCCTGTCGTTTGAAAAGCGGTACACGCTTAACATCGTTGTCACGGATTTTACCGACGATATTGACCTGCTGTTTGTGCCGATTATGGCCTGGCTGCGGGTCAATCAGCCGGACATCATGACAACCGACGAGGGGAGAACAAAAGGATTTGCCTGGTACGCTGACATTAATAACGACAGCAGCCTCGATGTCAGTATCAGCCTGTTACTGACCGAGCGCACGCTGGTCAAAGAGGCCGACGGCGCGATGTACGTTGAGAACATCCCGGAGCCGCCACCGCCGGAGCCGGTGATGCGCCCTGTTGAGATGTGGAGTAATGGCGAACAGGTGAGTAAATGGGATGAATGACTTCAAACCCTTTGAGGACAAGCTCGCCGGGTTGATAGCGGCCCTTTCTCCTGCCGGGCGGCGTCGGATGACCGTCGACATTGCGAAGAAACTGCGCCAGCGGCAACAACAGCGCATTAAATCGCAGAAAGCGCCGGACGGTTCGCCATTTGCCCCACGTAAGCGCCAGCCCGTCAGGGCAAAAAAAGGCCGGATTAAGCGCGAGATGTTTGCGAAGCTGCGTACCAACCGCTATATAAAAGCGACAGGTAACGACAGCGCGGCGGTGGTGGAATTTACCGGGAAAGTACAACGCATCGCCCGCGTGCATCAGCTCGGGCTTAAGGATAAGCCATCCCCAAAAAGCGCCGCCGTCGAGTACCCACAGCGCCAGTTGCTGGGTTTTGATGATGACTCTATACAATTGATTGAAAAGGAGTTATTAATATTTTTTTCTGAAAACAAATGATGTGGTGAGTTCACAATGGATAAGAAATTTAGCTTGCTGAGACGTAAAATAAAAGGTTCGCAAAGCGCGGTAATGAATAAAATTATTAGCAACCATAAAACAGAAATATGTATTCTTTGCGGTAGCGATAGTGACATCACAAAGGAACATGTATTACCGCAATGGTCATTTGAGGGGAGGCCAGATAAATCCCTTGTGAATACTAAAAATAATCAGTCATCTAATTACATCAAAATGACTGTTCCAGCATGTAAGACATGCAATTCTGATTTGCTTGGGGCCTTTGAGGATTATCTCAAGAGGTTTTTATTGGAAAAGGAAGGTTCCGAATTAAATGGTTATGAGGTGGATTGCATAATATGGTGGTTGCAATACATCGCATTTAAACTACAGATAATGGATCTGCGTGCTCAATTCTTGCGATACAAAGGCGGTGAGTATATTCCTTTTTTATCTAATATCCCTGTGGCAATGTTTTGGGGGGAAATTGACACCACTCCTAATGATGTATTCAATACTATAAGGAGAAGTCGAAGGGAGCTAACAAAGAAAAGAAAAGAAAAAAAGCACAATTCATTATTGATATTTGAAACTACAAACAAAAGTTTTTACTTTTTTCACAAGGTAGATAAGTTTATTTTTATTGAGATGCCTCAAGTAAAGAAAGCGTTCTTTTTGTTTTTGAGTAAAGAATTTTCTGAACATAAAGACGCTCATGCAGAATGCATGGAAGTGATAAAAAAAGTATATAGCGACTGATAATGCCTGTTGTGCTGTAGCTGGACAAACTCCCGCAGATTGCCGCCGGAACACCACGGCGGCATCCTTTCCCCTATGAATACTCTCGCATCTATCCAGGAACTCGCCCGCGCGATACGCAACATGATCCGCACCGGTATCGTCGTCGAAACTGACCTCGACGCCGGGCGCTGTCGCGTGCAGACAGGCGGCATTTATACCGACTGGCTCCAGTGGCTGACGCACCGGGCCGGGCGCTCGCGCACCTGGTGGGCTCCCTCTGTTGGTGAGCAGGTGATGATTCTGGCCGTGGGCGGTGAGCTCGATACCGCTTTTGTGTTGCCGGGTATTTATTCCGACGACAACCCCGCGCCGTCGGCCTCGGCGGATGCCTGGCACGTTGAGTTTCCCGATGGTGCCGTTATGAGTTATGAGCCGGAAACCGGCGCGCTGACCGTCACCGGTATTAAAACTGCCGATGTGACCGCATCCGATTCGGTTGCCGTCAGCGTGCCGGTGGTGCTGGTAAAAGCCTCGACCCGCGTCACCCTCGATACGCCGGAGGTGGTTTGTACCAACAAGCTGACGACCGGCACGCTGGAGGTGAGGCAAGGCGGCAAGATGTCAGGTGATATCGAGCACAGCGGCGGCGCTTTCACTTCCAACGGCGTGCAGGTGGATAAACACGGCCACGGCGGCATCAGGCGCGGCGATGAATGGACGGAGGGCACCAAATGACAGCGCGTTATCTCGGCATGAACCGCACGACCGGTGAAAGCATTTCAGACGTTGACCATATCAGCCAGAGCATCGGGGATATTCTGCGCACGCCCGTCGGCTCCCGAGTCATGCGTCGTGAATACGGCTCGCTGTTGTCGCAGATGATTGACCAGCCTCAGACCCCGGCGCTTGAGCTGCAAATTATGGCCGCGTGCTACATGGCGATCCTGAAGTGGGAGCCGCGCGTCAGGCTGACCAGTATCACTACAGAGCGGCAGTTTAACGGACAAATGGTCGTCGACGTGACCGGCCAAATCACTGATACCGGCGAGAGCCTTTCCTTAACCATTCCTGTGAGTTGAATCTATGGCAGTTATCGACCTGAGCCAGCTCCCCGCGCCTGATGTGGTGGAAACGCTGGATTTTGAAGCCATCCTCGCCGAGCGCAAAGCGACGCTGATTTCACTGTACCCGGAAGACGAGCAGGAAGCGGTCGCCAGGACACTGACGCTGGAGTCAGATCCACTGGTGAAATATCTGGAAGAGAACGCGTATCGGGAAGTGATTTTACGCCAGCGTATCAACGAGGCGGCAAAAGCCGGAATGGTGGCCTATGCCATTAAAAACGACCTTGAACAGCTCGCGGCAAACAATAACGTTGAGCGCCTGGTCATTACCCCAGAAGATGATACCCAAATCCCGCCGGTGGCGGCGGTCATGGAATCCGACAGTGATTTACGTCAGCGCATCCCGGCGGCATTTGAGGGCATGAGTGTTGCCGGGCCGACCGGTGCCTATGAGTTTCACGCCCTGAGCGCCGATGGTCGTGTCGCGGATGCCTCGGCGAACAGCCCGGCCCCGGCGGAGGTGACTATCGCAGTCCTGTCGCGGGAAGGTGACGGCACGGCATCAGATGATTTATTGCTAGCCGTCAGTACCGCGCTGAATGATGAGAGCGTGCGCCCGGTCGGTGACCGCCTGACCGTCGTCTCGGCCGAGATTGTCAATTATGCAGTCGATGCCGTGCTGTATGTGTACCCCGGCCCGGCAACCGAGCCGATTCTTGCCGCTGCCAAAGCGCAGTTAACCGCCTATATCACCGAGCAGCGCCGCCTCGGTCGCGATATTCGACTATCTGCCATCTATGCCGCGCTGCATGTGCAGGGTGTCCAGCGCGTCGAACTGCGCGAACCGCTGGCCGACGTCGTGCTAGATAAAACCCAGGCCGCGTACTGCACAGAAACCAGCGTCGTGATCGGGGGCTCCGATGAGTAACTCGCTGATGGCGACCGGGTCGTCGGTGCTGGAACAGCGAGCCGCCGAAGCGTGTGCTGTCATCAGCGATTTATCTGTGCCTCTGCGTGATTTATGGAACCCCTGGCGATGCCCGGTAAAGTTTCTGCCGTATCTGGCGTGGGCCTTTTCTGTCGACCGCTGGGAAGAAACCTGGTCTGAAACGGTAAAACGCCAGGCGGTCAGCGACGCATTCTGGATCCACCAACGCAAAGGCACCGTTGCCGCCGTTCGCCGGGTAATTGAAACGCTGGGCTACAGCATGACGCTCCAGGAATGGTGGACTGTGGCCGACCCTGCGGGGACATTCAGATTAACCGTTGACCTCAATGACATCGGCATCACTGAGCCAATGATTAAAGAGCTGGAGCGGATTATCGGTGATGCAAAACCGGTGAGTCGCCATATATCGCAGCTGACACTCTCGGCGAGTGCATATGGCACGGCGCACATCGGCGCAGCGATGGTAGACGGCGAAGTTATCACGGTATATCCGCAGAATTATTCACCTGACGGCAGCATTTATTACGATGGCCAGGCTTATTTTGACGGTAGCTATTTATTTTCGGAGAACGGGCAATGACGCGCATTAATGAAACCCCTAAATGGGAAGGTGATATTTATCAGATCTCCCGGCAGGATAAAGTTGCAGGGGGCAAAGATGGTGTCGCCAATAAGCAGGCGGGTCAGCTTGCAAACAGAACCCTGTACCTGAAGGAGGCGATTGACGATTTATCCGATGCCGTTTATTCCGGTTCGGATATTTACGAGACGAAAGAAGCCGGATTACTGAAAACCAGCGAGGGGGAATACTTTAAAGTTCCTGTTAGCGGAATAAGTGATATTTCTTACATTCTTTATCAGAATAAATCAGGCGTAGCGGTTGAGATACTTCGCGAGAAGAGCCCTTATTCGTCAGGTTACCAGTCGGCTACGGTGGTCAGCAGTAGCGCAGCTAACACGGTCGCTATTACTATTCCCGGTCTGTTGGGTGATGGCAGTCTGATTTATTTTCTGTCCCCGATCCTGAACACTGGTGCTGTCAATGTCACGGTGACTGATGCGAAAGGGAACGTCGTTACCCGTGCTATCCAGAAACAAAACTTTGCAGCATTAGTCGGCAATGAGCTGCTGCTGAATCAGCCGGTACTGATGGAGTTTCGCACAGGTACGGCTAATAATTTTGTACTCGTGGCATCCGGTCCGGTGGCGGCTGAGCTTAACGCTCGCCTGCTGAGTCTTGAGCTGAACTCACTGACCATTGTATCTTCTGTCGCAGCATCAGCCGACGCCTATACGGGAACCACCGCTAACACCACCTCTTCACAGGTCCTGGTGACCGGCCGCGCATTCGTTTTCACGCCCAGCGCGAGCAACACCACGAGAGCGCCGACGCTGTCGCTGAACGGGTGGACGGCACGCACGATTAAACAGGCGGGCGGTACTGCTCTGGCGGTCGGGGACCTGGTATCGGGTAACCCCTGCTTCCTCATGTACAACGCCGCATCTTCTGATTTTCGTCTGCTGACCTACCCAGGCGACAGGGCCCGTATTCTCAGCGCCTATGTCAAAGGAACGGTCACGAGCGACGCTACGAGCCCGAACGCCATTTCTCTTACTATCCCCGGTCTGCTGGGTGACGGTACTCAGATTACGTTTGAACCCGTGGTGGCGAACACCGGCGTGACGACGCTGGTCATTACTGACCTTTACGGAAACTCCGTAACGCGCAACCTGCTAAAAGGGGCAAACACAGCGCTGACGGGAGGCGAGTTGCAGGCAGCGAAACCCGTTACGGTTCAGTATCGCAGCTCCCCGGTCAATAATTTCAAGCTTTTGCTCTCAGGCGATCCGACCACGGACATTTTGAACCTCAAAAGCAGCGTTACCACTTTGCAGGGTGCTATCACCGACCCGTATACCAGACTGAGCAAAAAGCTCATCGGTGACGGAACGCAGGCCAACACCGCGCCATTCGGAAAAATTTCGTTCAGCAATGGCGTCAGAACTGTTACTAAGAAGCGCATAATTATAACCACACCAGGCTCTTCCATAGGTCGGGGG